GTTCTCCAATCTGATAAGTCACCTTCCCAGAATCTATCTTTTACATCTTGTAATCCTGCTCTAAATGCTGGGTCATCAACACCACCTTTAACTGCTGCTAACGCTTGTGCTATAGGGTCATCAACTAACTGGTATATTTCAGATGCAGCAGAACCAGTAAAACCTTCTTCTCCATACTTAACTTGTTTCATAGCCCATGTTCTTTTTATTTTATCTGTGTCTAAGATACCACCATGAGATTTAGACATAGAAGCCTGGTGTTCTAATGCTTCTCCTAGTACTCCATTATCTCTAATACCAAACTGACCTTTAGCAATAAGTGTGTCAATATTTAAATTTTCATAATCACCAATTTGATTTATTACTTGTTTTCTATTTTTACCCATAATCCAAGCGAACGCTGATAAAGGATGAGTAAACACATTATCTAAATCTGCTGCCCACATACGTATTTGTTCTTCACCAACAACTCTTGCAGTCCATGCACCTCTAAGAAGAATAAATGGTTTCCATGCTTTATTCATGTAACTATCACCAAGTAAAGCTAACCAACCTTGTGTTAACTCTCTTACGCTTTCTTCATCTTTACTTAATTGAAATCTTTTTCTAGATGATTTAACCATAAGTTTTGCGTGTTGGAATATAGTTTTTTCATCTGCCATTTGTAAGTCGTATAACTCTTTAACTGGTTTAGATAAAAACTGTTCAAAGTCAGATACAACAAATTCTGTTTTATCTTCAATTTTAGCTGCTGCTTTTGCAGCTTGTGGTTTAACAACACCTGGAACTAATCTTGCCCAGAACTCTCTAGCTGGTGCAAAGACTCTTAAAAATAATCTCGCATCTGGAAGTGGCAATGAACCTGAAGATAAATACTCTGATATCAAATGTGCTGTAGGTCTACCAACAACAGCTTCTACTTCATTAAAGTTAGCTTTCTTCATAAGCTGTCCTGTTACTTCTTCTAGGAACTCTGCATCATCTACAAGATTTTCAAAGTAATTAAGTATTTGATTAGGGTGTACTTTTGCATCTTTGTAAACTTTAAAACCTGCTTTAGTATCAAAAGCATTTTCTTTTTGCACAAACAAAGTTTTAAGTAAAGGATTCATAGCTTCAGAATCTGTAAATGTTCTAGGTCCTGCAACGTTTACAGTTGGATATTTCTTTAACAGTGTTTGTATTTTTTGTATTTCGGCAACAGTTAATTCTTCTGCTGCGTCAATAACTACTAAAGGTTTATTGCCTTTGACATTAGAACCTCTTTTTAAACTTGCTTTACCAGAAGACCACGCTCCACTAGCTGCATAGTTAATAGTACCAATAGAGCCTTTACCTAATGGTGCTGACTTGCTATTGTAAACTACTAATGTTATATCAGCATCATCAACATTTTTCTTAGCCCTGTTGACATAGTATTTACCTGGCAAAGGTTTTGTTGAGTAGTCATTGTTTTGAAGTTTTAATTTTTCTTTATGCAACTTTTGTAATTCTTTGACAACAGAGTCATCATTAATTTCACGTAGTCTCTGATTCTCATTAGATTTTAACTGTTGCAGTTTTTTATTTAAAACAGCACGTTCTTTTTGTAATGCCTTTAATTCTTTTTGATATCCTATCATATCGAAATCTTCATACATAATACCTTTTTCAGGGTCAGTTCTTAGATTTCTAGCGTAATTTAAAATCCTTGTTTGTGCTTCAAAGTTAAACTCGTTGATAACAATATCTTTTTGCGTAGTAGATAGTTCTACAGAAGTTTCTGTAATTCTTTTACCAGCTTGTGTAACACCTCTAGTTTTTTTACCTTCAAGCAAAACTCTGGTTTTTTGCAACTGTTCTTGTGCAGATAAACCTTTTTTAATTCTGGCAAGTATCTGTTCTTCTGTAGCTACAGGACTAAGTACTGAGTTTTTAATACCTTTATCTATACCATTTAATCTAAACTCTTGTAATTTTCTTTCGTCTTGTATCTGAGTCAGTATTTTTTTAACAGTAAGATTACTTCTATTTTTCATAACTGCTGCTTGTTCTTTAGCTTTTATATTTTTATCTATAAAGTCTATTTGTCTTGCAGTGTCATCTTCTAAACCAAACTCATTTAATCTACCTGCATCTTTATCAAATCTACCTGCTTCTTCTGCAGCAACGTGATTAAAGCCAGGAGTACCAGTACCACCAGTTTCTATATCTAATTCTTTTGCAATCTTTAATGCTTCTTGTTCTGAACCTGGACCACCACCAGTTATAATTTTGTTAGGTAATATTTTTCCATCTGCTAAGTCAACAGGTACTCTTGCTGCTGATTCAGCATTTGCTAAGAAATCTTGTTTTAAATCTTCAAACTTTCTAATTCTTTTAGTTTTTTTAAAATTTGTATTGCTAAGAATACTGTCTAACAAATCTATAGTTTCTGCCATACTGAACTCAACATTATCTAAAGAGTTAAATCCTTTATCCATAATGTCAATCTTTTGTAAGTTCCATGCTTCTTCGCCATATGTTCCATAAAAGTATTTATTAGCTTCATCTACGCTTGCAACAAACTTACCTATTTGATTTACAACTTCTCTAGGTAAACCTAATGCACCAAACTTTTCTTGTATGTGCCTTAATACACCACCTTCTCCTGAATAAATATCTAACATCATATTAAGTTTTTGTAATGATGCTGGCATACCTTCTAGTTGTTTAAGAGTTTCATCTTCCATAGCATCTACTACTCTATCTAATGCTTTAGTTGCAACATCATCATCAACCTTTGCGAATTTCATAAATCCTTTTAGTTCAAAAAATGTTTCATTTAAATCATCAGTATTAATCCTTGGTGCTGGAAACTCTGAGAACAGTCTAGAAAATAAATTATTACTACCATTAAGTTTCATGTTTGTTCTTAAACCAACTGCTGCTTGTTTATCTCCGTATATAAATTTAGCTGCAGTTTTAGATAGACTTCCTCCAAACAACAATGAGTTAGGGTCTAGTCTCTGTGAAACGTTTGTTAATGGGTCTTCTACAGCATTTATAAGAATATTCTTTATAGCATCTTTATCGTTTGTATCTCTTAGTCTTTTGTAAAGTCTTGCACCACCTGCAGATTTTTCTGTAGCTAACTTACCTTGTCTACCTAAAAGTATTTCTACTTCATCATAGGTTTTAGCATCAGCAAAAAGTTGAGCTATGTCATCTCCTGTTTTAGTTTCTAAGAAATATTGTTTAGCTGTAGGTACTTTAACTGTTTTTCTAACAACTTTATCTAAAAGTCCTGCCTCTGCTTTAGCTGCAGTCTGATTAAAACTTCTAGCTGCTTTACCAGCTTTAGCAAATCCCATACCTACATAGTTAGCTGGGTCAGTAAAAACTGTGTACGCTGCATCAATAATACCTGACATAAGATTGAAACCTCTTGTTCCTGGTTCAAATACTTCTACTGCTGCAACTCTACCTGGAGATAATTTAACTACACCTTTTCTTCCTCTGTATGTACCAGAAGAACCTTCTCTAGATGACATCTCTAGTTGTGAGATAGGTGTACCGTAATACTCTTGTATTATTTGTTTTACTTCATCAGGGTTAGCACCTCTACCAACAAGTTCTTTATATATCTCTGTATCTTCTGCAACTGTAGAGTTACCAAAGTAACCTTCTCCTAAGTTAACTTTCTTACCTTCACGTAATTGGTTTATAGCTCTAGTTGCAAGAGTAGGACCTTGTTCTTTAAAAGATTTTGCTATCTCATCTCTACCTTCTGGGTCAAGTAAAGGCATCAATGTTCCTATACCTGAAAAAGCTAACAATGGATTCATTTGTCTTTTGCTGTAATATTTCATATTGGCAGTTCCATACTTCTTGACAAACTGTGAAGCAGACTCCATACCAACAACTGCAGACCTAACTACACCTCTTGTTGCTGCTTTTGTTGATTCCCACCAACTTGTTTCTTTTTCTAAGAACCTATCAACGATAGCTGTAAACTCTGGAGAGTCTGCTGTAAGTCCACTTAATGCACCTGCTACTTGTACGTCTTTAGGTAAGAAACCAAATCTTCTAGATATCTCTGCCATGTTTTGTGGAACAGAGGGATTGTTAATAAAAAAGTTATTAAGTTGCTCTGATTGTGCTAAGGTTTCTTTTTTAAAATCTTCCCCTTGGTCATCTTCCCAAGGTGCAGAGAAGTTCCATGTCCATGCCATGGTTAATCTATCTCTGGTGCTGCAGACTCATCATCCATTAAAGCTAGTATGTCTTTACTCTGTAGTACTGCATATAATTTTCTTAATGCCATATTTGCATCTACTTGTGGTAAACCACTAGCAGTTTTGTATTGGCTAGTAGCTACATCTTCTCCAGGATTATTTGTTTGCGTATAAATACCTTGCTGTGCATTTAAAAAGTTTTGTGTTGCAGGTGCATTAACTCTAGGCACACCTTGTGTTTCTCTAACTTCTTCTTTAAATAACTCAGCACTATCTTGCAAGTTACCTAACTCTACACCTTGACCATATGATTCTGATTCAAATTGTCCTTTATTTGTTTTAGGATTAAAACGAGCCATCATCAACTCCAAATCCATCTCTATATTTAAAATCTTCTGGAACTATTAATATATCTATTCTTCCTAAATTAGGAATAAAAGCAACTGTCATAATATCTATGATTCCGTTATCTTGTCTTTCCAATGCTTCTGATGTAACGTCCCACATAGGTTGTTCTTCTACGGTATAGTTTGCTGCTACTATCTTTGCAAATTCTATGTTAATTTCATTTTTAGCCAACCGCTCCTCCTAACAAAGCCGCTAAGTTTGGTGGACCTGACTGTTGTGGTACACCCTGTTGTTGTAAGACAGCTTGTTCCTCTGGAGAAGGTTCTTCACCTTGTGCAGTAAAGTACTTCTCTAGAATACTTCCAATATTTTTTGGATTATTGTATATCTCTACAACAGCCATCATTGCAGCTTTATCTCCTGATTGAGATTGCTGTAACAAAGTCTGATATAAAATATCTTCTGTCTTTTCTTTTACAATGCGTTCGTTAATTTGACTAAGGTTTTCTAAACCATCCATTTCTTGTTGGAAAGTTTCTTTATCAATTATTCCAGCTTGTAAAAGTTGCAACCCTGTAATTATTTTATTAGGAGCATCAAAAGAAGCCATAGCTCCAAACTTACGATTGGTTGTGTAATTCTTATTTATATCTACACTTGGTGTGTACTCTTCTGCAAATGATGCACCTTTGTATGTACCACTAATAGGTTTTCTTTTTTTATTAAAAAGTACTTCATCTAGTTCTAATCTTTTACTATCTATTTCTTGTAAAGCATTTTCTATTATTGTGTGATACTCAGTAACCATAGCTCCAACGCCAGATTCCAGTTCTTCCAGACCTCTACCAGTTACAAATGAG